TGGCCCTGCAAACGGTCCCGGAGGGTCACCGGGCTTTCCTCCTTTTAAAGCGCAGGTACCGGGCGCCGAGAATGCACCGGCATTCCCTTCTAGTCCTGGCCAGTTTCAGCCGCCTTCTTGGCCACCACGGTAAAATAGAGCCTCCCCAACTAAGCCCGGAGGCTTCGGCTTCCGGGCTCTTTTTCGAGTAGGGGTGATCGTGGACAGCCTACTAGTTGATGTTGAAACGCGAAGCCGTATTGATCTTAAAGCAGCTGGTGCAAGGCGCTATGCAGCGGACGCTTCGACACAGATCACAACAGCCGTATGGCGTTTTCGAGGCCAACTGAAAACCGCGTGCACGGTACACCCCTTCTTCGGTACGCATCCAATTCATACGCTTTATGACGATATTCGGGTTTGTACGCGATTTGTAGCGCATAACGCTAATTTTGATGTAAACGTGCTGCGGCATCAAAATCCGTTTGTCGAAATTCCACTGCACAAGATCGATTGTACAATGGCGAGAGCGCAAAGCCTTGCGCTACCGGGAGGCTTGGACGCAATATGTACGACGTTGGGTATTAGTGGAAAAGATCCACGTGGACGAGCGTTAGTAAATGCAACATGCAGACCGCAAAGAAACGGCACGTTTAATGAAGACGCACACATATTCGCTAAATTACTGGAGTACAACGTTCAAGATACGTATTGTTTAGAAGAATTAGACAAACGGTTGCCGCCACTTTCACCACACGAGCGATTAATATTCGAGCGCACATGGCGCAAAAATGAAATCGGGTTGCCGATAGATATTCAGCTAGCGACCGCAATTGCGCTACGTCGTCAGGCAATTGAGCAAGAAACCACGCTTAAACTAATGGAATTGACAAACAATGCCGTAACCAAATTGTCGCAGCGGCAGAGAATCATTGAATGGTGCAATGGCGGTAATCGCGCTGCCGGGCTAGAAAGCACACAAAAACACATAGTAGCTGAAAAGTTGACGGACGAAGACTTACACCCAGACGTACGGCTCGTACTTGAGCTTTTACAGGTAGAAGGCGGTTCGGCGCCGCTCAAAGCGCAATCACTTTTGAACCGGCATGTCGGTGGATGGTATAAAGATGCAACGCGCTACTTTGGTGCACGATCCGGTCGCGGCACGTCAGAAGGCACTAACATGTTTAACATTGCCCGACCTTCGGGCAGGTATGATGGCAAAGAGGGCCGCCCAACGATCGATAGCGTGATCGCCGGATTGAAACAAGGTTTCCAGTACGACAATACAGCTTTGAAAGACTGTCTTCGAGGATGCATCGTAGCACCCTCAGGTTGGTTAGTAACGGATAACGATGAAGAACAAGCTGAATTACGTCTCGCTTTGTGGCAGGCCGGCGATACCGATCGCCTCAACATTCTGGCCGCCGGCAAAGATCTGTACATGTACAATGCAATAAACTGCTTAGGATTGCCGCAAAGCGCAACGAAATTAACACATCCTAAAGAGCGCCAAACGTTCAAGAGCGTAACGCTCGGCGGAATTTACCAACTGGGATGGAAAACATATTTAGCGTACTTAATCAAAACTGCGGCCGAAAATGGACTGAAAAAACACGAATTGACTGAAACAAAAGCACGTACGGATGTAGATAACTACAGAAAGGGGAATCCATTGTTAGTGCGGCTTTGGTATGATTTAGCCGACGCTTTCAAATCTGCAATTTATGGAGCTCCCGGTCGTACATTCCCTGCCGGTAAAATCGCATTTCAAAAGGACACGCACGGAACCGTATGGATGCTACTTCCATCCGGACGTGCCGTACCGCACTACTCAGCACACGTGACGCATACTGGCGAGATGGCTTTCTTCCGCGCTAAATTTGGCGCCATGTATCGCCAAAAGGCGTTTGGCGGCTCCTTATTGGAAATTTCTGGTCAATCTATGACGCGCGATTTAGTAACGGCCGCAGAAGTTGATATTGAGAAGGAACTGCCAGATGTTGTACTTTTGCTGGACGTGTACGACAGTATTCTCGCTCTTGCTCCCGCACACGTGGCGAAAGAGCGTTCTGCGCAAATACGAAAAATCATGAAAAGATCTCGGTATTGGACCGCCGGGCTGTCCCTTAGTTGCGACGGGTACGAGTCAGAAAGGATGCGCAAATGAGTTCGATTTTCAACTTGACACACAGACAAGCCAAAATGAGACGCATTTTAGAAGAATTGGATCAAGAACAAGTCACGCTGAGCGCACACTGTCAAGACGCAGCCGAAGATTTACGATTGGCATGTATTTTCTTGAGTAGCGCGCTGAGAACCACAGATTTAGAAATTAGGAAAAGGAAGTCCACTAAGCATCTGACCGATGCCCGTACCTAAGTTAGTATCGTTTTTAGCTTCTGCCTGCGCGATTTGAGATTGGCCCGCCATTTGTGACACGTCTACGCCGGCTTGCTGACTGGTCGCCGTGGTGCCGACGCCGATCGCATTGAACATGTTTTGAAGAGAGCCCTGAAGCTGCCCGAACATTTGTTGGTTGCCAGCAAGATAATTTGTGTAGGCGTTATTCGCATACGTGTTGGCGATGCCGGTATTGACGCCAGCAAGTGCGCGCTCATTCGCTCCTGAAAGCAAACCGCCGGTTGCTGCCGCACTGCTGTTCTGTGCAGTATCGGCAATGCCCATTTCATACTTTGCAGCCGGCGAGGTTTGATAGTTGCTCATGAAAGTGTTGTAGTTCAGGTTCGGATCGGCACCCGCGACCTTGCCAATATTGCTGATCGCACCGGATGCGGGACTGAGAAACGATTGACCAAAGCTGTTGTACGGCTGTGTCTGTCCGGTAAACCCTTGGGCAATTTGGTTGATGTTATTCATTCCCGAATTTAATTGGGAATTGGCAATTTCCGATCCGATGATGGTTCCAAGACCGGAACCGAAGCCACCCAGCGTCGCCGCTGCCATCGTAATCATTCCTTGCAATGTATGACAAAACTTGCTATGAGCACGTTACCACGATTCGCGCGAGAAAACCATGGTTCGCCGCCGAAAGCTTTTGATTTATTACAAGAGGATCGTCCCCAGTCAAAAAATCATGATCTCCATGCGTTTACCTACTAGTCTCGTCGAGCGGCTTGATTTCATCGTTCGGAATGACGAAGCCAACGCAGCAACCCGATCGTCCGAAATTCAGGCAGCTATCGAGTCATGGCTCGACAATCGCGAACGTCGCATGCGTGAATTAGGTTTGGAACCACCGACATGAGCGAAAAAGAGCTGCACATGAAAGCACAGCAGTGGCTTGAAAAGTCAGGTTTGTGGAAGAAGATCTTGATCTTCCATGTTCCGAATGAACGATTTGGCGGCGTAGGCGCTATCACGTATTTCAAGCGCCTTGGTGTACGTCCCGGCGTAGCAGACTATCTCATGTTCACGAGCGGTCACAGAATCGCCATCGAACTGAAAGATGAAAAAGGCACGCAAAACGAGAATCAAAAAGAGTTTCAAAAACAGTGGGAAGCCGCAGGCAACCGATATTTTATTGTGCGTTCGTTACTGCAGTTCCAAGCAATTGTGAATATGTCTTTCTTTTAGAACGGGAACGCTGTCCACGCAGACACTCCAGTCTTGATCCAAACACGAGCACCAACGCCACCAGCCACGTCTCCGTACCAATCTCCTACCGCACCCAGCCCGGCTGCAGGCGCTCCCGTACCGTTGTGCAAAGCGCCCCCACGTGCCTGTACGAAGGCAGTAGTCGCAAGCTGAGTTGTATTGGTCCCCGCGGCCGCGGTAGGCGCAGTAGGGGCGCCCGTGAGCACTGGCGATGCGAGCGGAGCCAACAGCGTCTCCGCGGCCTCCGCTCGCGTGGTTTCCACAGCCACGGCAGTATCCGCGTAGGCGGTAGTCGCTATCTGCGTGTTGTCCGTAAGCGGTACTGCCGTCGGAGCTTTGGGAGTGCCCGTGAGTATCGGCGATGCCAAAGGGGCTCGTGACGTGTCGGTCGGATGGACATGATCCTGACGAGCATACTTAGTCGAAACGCCGACAGCTCCCACGCCGTCCATCAACGGTATGACAGTTGCCGGGCTACTGGCGGTATTCTGGATCACGAATGCGGTAGTCGCGATCTGATTGGTATTCGTAAGAAGCGGTGCGGTAGGCGCGGTCGGTACGCCCGTAAGCGTGGCATCGCCTTGACCATTCAAGAGGCCTGTCAATTCAAGAAACCAGCGGTTCAATGCTGGATCGATCTTAGCAATCTTGGGCGGCGGCGGGAGTTTCTGTACCATTACGTACCCGGTGACGTACGTGCATACATTTCATCGATCGTAAACGGCGCATGCGTACCATTGTATTGCAAACGGAATATGCGTCGCCGCCCTGTACCCATGACGCGCGCAATTGCACGCTGTTGACCAGTTGCAGGCATGTTAATCAGACGCATGCCACGCCACACGGCCGGAAATTGTTCAGACCAATCAAACTGAAATGTTCCCGCCGCAGGACCCATGGGCGACGCTACGTCGATAGCATCAAACGCTTGCCGCATTTCTTGACTGCCTACCCATGGCGATTGGATAAGACGCGTCATCGTCCCCGCGGGCTCTAACGCACTGTTCAAGTCCAATGTACAGACGTAACCGGTATCGAGTCCAACATAGGTAATACCACCATCATGTTCAGTGGCGCACCGTCCAGCATGGTCCGCACGGAAGGGCGACTGGCGATATGACCAAACACCGGACGAAGCCGCCAGCTCAAGGGACCATTGGCCAGGCAATGTAAGTACGTAAAAATCACTTCCGCCTTGTCCGTACGCGTAAGCAGTCAGCGTTGATAACTGTGGTAATGATAGCTGCTGAAGAAGCAAATCAACCCACGCTGGCGATACTGCCTGTCCGGTCTGTCCCGTACATAGCCAAATCCGGCGGTCAGTTCCGACGAACATAATGGCATCGCGTATTATAGCGAGCGATAGACGCGCAGCAAGTCCTACGGATATGAGCGAGTTCGGATAAGAGCTGAAAGCAAAATCCGTAGCGCCGCCGGGATTATACCATTGTTCGAGTGATCGGGCGCCAAGCGGCCACAGGACTCGACCGGATACTGCCAAATCCACAAGTTTGTCGGCTCGCGCTTCCTTCGTCGCAAAATTATTGCCCGGCACGTTCGCCGGCTGCAATGCAACCGAACTGAACATTTTGCTATCTTGGTTGGCGTAAAAGTTACTAGCGCCGCCCCAAACTGTGAAGTTTTCCAAGATTGCAACTGCGGACGGATCAAAATTGATTGACGCATCTAAGCCCGCATTCACGACGCCTGCCAGAGTTGCGGTGTACCCCGTGCCGGCCAGCGTCGGATTTATAGCGTTGGCGTTTGTAGCGATCACGAGCGCTGTACGATCTTCTGCCAGGCGCAGAATGGGCAATATTGGATTAAGTGTAACGAAACCCTGTAGCGTAGGTATACCAGTCTCTACGCCGGACCATATCGAACCGTCTGCATGTCCGCTCCATACAGTTTCCAAAGCATGGCACAGTGCTAAACACGGCGAAGCAGTAGGGCGACAAACAGTATCAAGGCCTGGGGCGCCAATGAAGCGCACTTGCGCCTCCCGGCCCTCTTCCTGCGCACGCGCCACGACGCGCACGTTGACTAGCTTCCCGCTGCCCTGATCAAGACTGTTTGGATCGAGAAAAGAGCCTAGAATATTGATAACGGACATTACTCGGATTCCGGCTCGTCTTGTTTTTGGGCATTTACACAGCGCCCGCTTTCAATATAACCGTGCCATTTTCCGGGGCAGCTTCGACAATTAATTGACGGCGAAAAAGTTGGCGCTTTTCGGTTACCATCCCACATCCACGTACGCTGTGGAATGTCGCGCCCCCTACCGCGTATAATTAGCCCCCCGCACCTGTTAACAGGATGTTTTGGACACTTAAACTCAAAATACACTTCTTTACCGAATTCAGCTGGTTCGCCATCAAATGTTAAAAACGTAACTTTAGCGTCGCTCATGAACGCACCGCACGGAGCCATTGTTGGCCTCGTGCCCAATTTTTCCACCGCACATGTGCATCATTCGCATCCATAATAATCGGATCCGTCGGGGACAGGACGCTGCCGTACGAGCCCATGATACGCCGGCCTAATAGCAGCACAGCGTCGTGAATACCCTCTGGGGGCAGCGTAACGGCGTCAGTCCCGGCTGGGTTGCTGATGAGTGGCACTCGGCCGCCGTACTCTATAAGAGCTTGCGCAGCGGCACGCGGTGGCTGCCACGCGGTCACCAGTACGGAACCGTCCGTTTGACGTTCTTGGTGCCATTTGGTAATGATCCCGACTTGCGTTGTACGTACAACATCCGCAGATGGTACCGGGCGCGTTTCGCGGTTGACAAGGTTGTTTATGTCGTTCAGCCACAATGCACGCATGGCGACGGCATCCACCTGAACCAAGTATGATGCACTTCCAGTGCCGATCGAAAAGCTGTAAATCGAACCCGTAACACCCGCCGGCAGCGTGACTTTTACGCGAGAAATTAGGTACTGGCACGCGCCGTCTGCTTGTTCACTGCGCAGAATGTCATTGAGAACTGGAACGTTATTCGCAAGATCCGTAGCGGTCGGTTGTTCAGTCTGATCGAGAATGCGAAATAGATGCATCGCCTGAGTAATGACGTAGGCCGCAGTAACGGTCATGGCGTTCGCCACGAATGAATGTTTTTCATTGCGAACGTACGGATTTCATGGCGACCTAAATCAAAAGCTTCCAAAAGCCACTGCGACTCTGGATGCCATTCGTTGCTCTCAAATATAATCCGAAGCGGGTGAATTCCGCGAACCCTTCGAATGCCTCGATGATTTGTGTAGTCTATGAGAACTTCCTGATTTTGATCAGTCATTATCTTTACTCAACCGAACAGGTTGCTCCACAGACCGCTCCCAGCCGCGTTTTGGACCAAATAACGCTGTTGTTCCTTACGCCGTTCAATTTCTTCATTGGCTACTATCAACTGTCTGGCAAGAACTGCAATGTCATCATCAGGGTCCGCATTTGACCGGTCTAGAACCGCGGCAGCAATAATCAGCGCGCGACCCCGTTCGGAAATCAAATATTCAGCCATGCTACATTTAAACCTTACTTTTGCAAACGTTCGCGAGCACTCGACTGAAGCATTTTCAGGCCGGCAAAAAGGCCGTATTTGACCTTCGCTATGCTTGCCCGCAGCGTGTCGGCCGTTACCTGTTGATTGTTGTTACGTTCCTTACGATGTTCCAACTCGTCGACACCCGGACCAACGATCCGGATGTGGTCGAGCGTCCGCTCGATTTTGGTGGTCGGCATCGAAGCCTCTCCCGCAGCATCGCAGAGTCAAAACCTCGCCATCCTATGACGGGGTCGCGTCGTCAATTCCGTCTGTTTCTCGCTCATAGGTGCACCCCACGTCAGCGAGCGCTTCGCTGACATACCTTCCAACTGTGTACCAGGAATACGCGATAGTATCAGACTGCGCCAGTCCGTGCAGGTTCCAGCGTCGCAACAGATTTCGCTCAGAAGCAAATCCCTCAGCCACGCCACGCCAAAATGCCTCAGATTGCCCATACCGCAATGCGCGACTTCGTTCAGTTGGGTAGATCACTAACTACACTCCTACGCGCGTAGCCCACGGAGGCGACAAGATCGGATCGCTAACATCCTTGTCTGTCGTGTTCACGCCGGCCAGCTCCGCACTTTCCGAAGGAGGAACAACGGTCCGCACGGAACTGGACGGGATGAACGTGCCATCATAATCCGAAGGCACGAATGTTTGCAAGTTCACCACTTCGGTTGCGACGGGCTGGGCGAGCGCCTGAATACCGGTGAACGATGCTGTCTTGCCCAACGTTGAGTAATAGGGTGGCGCCGAAAGAAGAACAGCAAGCCGCGTGGCGTCATCCGGAGCCGCCTTAGGCCCCGCAGCGAAGGCACTGGGCGCTCCGGACGGCGGTCCGCTCCCCCATATGTCGTCAAGATTGTAGCGCAGCGGAAGGGGCTCTGGCGGCGGGTCAATCGACTTATCAGGCGATACCTGAAAATCGTATACAGGCGGCCAAGGATCGAAGCATGACCGCACGGCACGCCCTGACGACCGCGTGCAAACGAGGAAGCCCGTCAACCGTTCACGCGCAAGAGTTCTGTAGGGGACTCGAGCATTGCAACGGGAGCACGCACCCCACGTCTCGTAGGGGCGCAACTTAGGCTTTGTAGTGTGAACCGGTTCACCCATGGGGCGAATGTTTCACGTGAAACACTAGGCGTTATCAGCACCCGGGCTTACGAACACGGTGCGCCAATCAATGACAGATGCGGCGCAGCGGAACCACAATGCGATGAGCGACGCTTGATTTGACCAATTGCTGTCTTCGCGGGTTTCGAGCTGCGAGCGCTCCCAAAACGTGAAGCCCTGGCCGTTGTCTTTGTCTTGCTCGGAAGTCTGGATAAAATAGTTGTCTTTGTCCACGAGATACGGCGTTTCGACTACTTCCGGCAGTGCATTGGTGGCGCGCAAAACGTTGATGTTGTTGGTCTGAGCGTTCCACTGCAGCGGCGATCCGAGGATGCGCCGCGTTTCCGGACCGCTTTCTGGAGAGAGGATGACACGCTTAGGCAGGGTATTGATCACAAAACCACGGCCGTTGCGCGTGTACGAGATTTGGATGACCGCGTTCTCGAAGGCCAGTTCGGAAACGTTCGCAGCCACCAGCAAATTCGATTGCGCGCCAACGGCGGTCGGATGCGCCGCAGATCCAAGTGGAACGCCATCAGCTCGAACGCCGTTCACCGCGTCCACTGAAACTTGCAATGGCGCATGGGCAATGTACTCCTCAGTCTGCCGGGCCGAAAACGCCAACTCCTTCATCATGCGGGAACCAACGTCTTCGTATAGATCGTCGTCCTTCGCCTCACGTGAAATTGCCACGGCAAGACCGTAGCTTGCGTGCGTGACCTGCGTCCGATAGCCCTCGTTCGGCACGTCGAACTGAACGGGCTCCAATTCCGGTTGCTGCACGGCCAGCCCAAGGCCGGCGCGCTCCGTCATAAATTCCTCAAAGGCTTTTTCACTGGGCTTCGAATCAAAAAATTGCGGATAGATCGGCATCAGCCTCTCATAATCCAGGCCGAACAACGCATAGAGGCCGGGCCAATACTGCGAGGGCTGCAAACTTCGATCGATGACTTGCACGTCGCTCTCCTCTATGATGGCCTTGACTAGCCACCGCGAATCACTTGTGCAGATTAGCAGGAATTATTAGAACTCCCAAAGTAATACAACTTAAGGGGTGTATGACAGCAGCCTATGCGTGACCTTCCGACCATCAAATTTGATGTTGATAAGCCTGAGAAATTTGGCAATTTGGCCGAAAAATTGTCAAAAGACGAACGCCGGTTACTTGCCGACGAATTGATCATGTTGATTGGCATAGACGAGCAATCCATGAGTGACTGGCTCGGCGAGGCAGAAGGCTACTTGGACGCTGTCACCGCACAAGAAAATGACGCAAAACCGCAGGACCGCGAGCAAGAAGGCTCGAACGAAGAAGGGCCGCCATCCACGGAAATGACACTGACGGCAGTCGTGCAATTTTCAGCGCGCGCCACGGACGCTTTGCTCGGCGAACCCGACTTGGCAAGAGCGACCGAGCCGGGAAGCGAAGCTGTTGCGGCGTGGGTATCCAGTCAGCTCCGTACAAACGACCCTAATTGGGTAACGGATACCGATCCGCTTGTTGTGCACATGTCCGTCACTGGACTGGCATGGCGCAAACGGTCATTTGATCGCGAAGACGAGATATTTCACACGGCTTTCCGTACGTGTAAGGACGTAATTGTAAATGTAAAGTACCTACGTATCATCGACCGGGCACCGCGAATTACGGACCAATTCGAACGGTATCCGTACGAAATCAATCGATCGATTGAGCGCAAGCGCTGGGTTGATTACGAACCCGATTTTCACGACAACGACCCACAAGAGCCGAAACAGTTTTATGACTGCGATGCGTGGCTAGACCTGGACGGCGACGGCATTGAAGAACCGTGGACGATTATAATGTCGCGTGACGACTTTCCGGAAGTCGTTAAGATCGAACCACGATGGTCAGCGAAAACAGTAGTAAATACCGACGATTCATTATATTTCAATCCGGTTATCCGGTTCCATCCGTACAAATTTCTTCCCGATCCCAAAGGCGGATTTCTGCCCATGGGATTCGGCAAGCTACTTGCCCGCGTCGAGAACACAGCCAACCGGTTGCTTGCATCCATTTCCGACACTGCTAAGAGCGAGAGCGAGAACGGCGGCATCGGCGCTGGCAGCTCATTTGGCTTGCCGGATAAAATCGAATTAAAAGGCAACCGGATAACGGTGATACCCACAGACGGGATGCCGCTCGAAAAGGTGTTCTCGCCATTTCCGATGAAATCGGTTTCTGCGGGTTCCGTGCAAGTTCTCGACAAGATCATGACGCTGGGTGACCGCCTCGCCGGTACGATCAATCTACTTGAAAACGCGCCCGCATCAATGACTGCGACTATGGCCCGCGGCGTGATCGATAACGGTGCGCAGGTTCAATCCGCAGTACACCGTCGTCTCGTCGCGTCGATGACGCAGGAATTCCGATCATTCGTTGAAATGGCTAGCGCTTATGGCGTTCTGCCCAAAAACATACAAGCTTCTGGCGCTGACAACATAGCAGTGACGGCAGATCCACAGCTTGCAACCGAAATGCAGCGCAGCGCACTTGCCGGCATTTATATGGAATTGATGAAGGATCAGTTGACAGACTGGCGCGAAGTACGCATGCGCCTGTATAAAACTCTAAGGCTTCCGAATCCGGAAAAGCTAATCGGACAGCCACCAACACCGCAAGCCACTCCCAAAGAGAAGGCCGAAGCCGCAATAAAATTGATGAAGCAGAAAACCGAAAATATCAAAGTCACGGGTGCCGTCGCTGTGCAGCTCACGCAAGCGCTCAAGAATTTGGTTGAAGCCGGCGGCGGCATGATCAATAGTCAAATTGCCATGCTACAAATGGCGCAGCTTGAGCAAGCCGTGCAAACAATGATGCAGGAGGCAGGTAGTGCGGGAACTGGCATTGACGGAATGGCTCAGCAGCCCGGAAACCAAGGCGCTCCTCAGCTACCTTCGCCGTCGGACCAAAGTGGTAACAACGGCATTCCTGGCGGGAGTCCCGGTGGACCCAGTATCGCAGGGCCGGGCGGCGGCGCTCAATGAAATCTGCGTACTTTTAGAATTGCCGCAAGACAAAGTACGCGACATAATGGAGACAGCATGAACACTGAAGCCAAGCAATCCATCGGCGTGCGACTCGCAATTCGTCACGAAGGCAACTTCGTCAATGCCTACCTTGCCAAGGAAGGCGATATGGCGAGTGCCAAGCTGCTTGGTTCTATCATGCACAGCATTGTTGAATACGACGCGGATCTTTGGGAGCGATGGAAAGCCGTCATGTCCGACGCCATGGCAAGAACGATCAAAGAATTGTTCGGTCAGACGCCGGATATGATCGAAAGATCAGCTCCGCAGCATGAGAAGGGCAGTCGAGCATGAGTAATCCACAAGATATCGAACTCCATCGGGAACGCGTGTCACGTCGTACGGCATTACTGGCGGGCGCTGCGCGTTTGGAGCAACGGGCTCATGAACTTATCATAGAAGCTCACGAGCTTCGCAAGCTTGCGGAAAAACTATTTGACGTTATCGAAAAGGAAAAACAAGCATCATGAGCAGTGTAGGAGTTCATTCATTCCAAATCCCGCACGAACACGTACAACCGATCCGTGACATGGTCATTGTACGCATTCCACTGCCGCCATCGAAAATCGGCAGCATCCTGACGCCGGATATCACGCGCGACATGATGCAGCACAACGTCATGGCCGGACGCGTCGCGGGAATGGGGCCGCTCGCATTCAGTTACAAAAGCGGCAAGCTCGGAGACGTTTTGGCAAAACAGGACGTAAAAATCGGCGATTGGGTACTGTTCCGTCCATTCGCCGGAACGATGATTCAAGGCGGAAAATTGACCGCAACAAACGGCTGGCGGTACATGTCCAGTTTCAATGATGTGATCGGCATCATAAAAGCAGAACACATGCCAGACCCTTCCACACTTGAATGGGAAACGCCGGACGCACAGATGGAAACGGCGCCAGACTTTGATTTCAGCAACAGCAGAGCCTCTGAAGGACCGTACCTAAGGAGTTGATCCGTGGACTTGAACACAATGGTGAGGGAACAAGCCCTTAGTGGTTTGCGAGCCGCCCTCGATAAAGCCGTACTCGAAGGCGATCAAGAGGGCGCCCGCAAAGCCGCAACACAACTGGCACAGCTAGAAATCAGTACGGCTCCAAAACCGCTGCCATACGGTGACGCCGAAATACGCGCGGAATTGAACAAGCAAGAATGGTTCGGTACCGATCCGAAACGATCAGCGAAAGCAATTCAATTCGGAAAAGATTTGGACCCAAACAAGTTCGCTACCGCAGCCGACTTTACTGCGGCCATCGTGAAAGCCGTGGAAGATGAATTCAAACCGCCCAAGCCTGCCAGAACAGATGACGAGGACGGAGGTAATGAAGAAACCGAAAATGAAGACGGCACAGAGAATGAGGATGAAGACGACGAAGAAATTAGGAACAAAAGCAAGAGCAAACGCCGCCGCACAGATGGCCCTAAGGAGGGTGACGGCAACACGCATCGTCGTGCAGGACCTTGGGCCAAACTTAGCGACGCGCCACCTGCTATTCAGGCTGAAATAAAGCGCTCTGCCAATAAGCTCCTGTCGTCCAAAGCCACGAAAGAACAGCGGACGACTTTCGAGGCTAAGGCTCTTGAAAGTCACTACGCCGCGCACCAACGAAGTAAAAGGAAGTAGAGCATGACGCCGTTTCCCGGTTTTGGAATGTCTCCAAATCTCATTCCCAACCCGCCGCCCGGCATGCCGGAAGTGCCCGGCGCAAGCGATGCCGTTGCGGGGCTCTCGCCATTTTCCGAACCTCAAGATGTAGAAAGTATTATCAAACAACTCAATCTCGATCGGCCACTCAAACTGTACATACCGGATCGGCACCTCTATCCACAGTGGGAATTCCGCATCATCAACAGCGTGGCGCATGAAATTGCGGATGCCCATAATAAGGGCTTCGAACAAGTAACCCATGAAAAACTAGTGAGATTGTTCGATAACTTGGTAGCTGGCACCGACAAAGAAGGCAAAGCATTCCGGCCAATTCTATGCGCACGATCAGTGAAAGTCGGCGACTACGTACGAAAACAAAATTGTCTAAAGTTGCAAAGTCTGTACGCCGGCATGGACCCTGCCAACAAAGAGTTCTCCGGCAAGTACACGTATAAAGTGGATAAAAAAGACGGCACGTTCGGCCAATTTTCAGGCTGGGGTTTCCGTATCCGGGCGTGAAGGGATAACACAGAATGTGTTCAGAACTGGGCGGTCCATTGATGATACTCGCTCTTCTGTTTGGGTGGGCGACTATTATCTGGGCTGCAGGCAGAACGAGGTGACGCAATGAAACGGATAGTTCCATTTATTCTGTTACTGCTGTTTTGCGTCGCCGCTCTAGCACAGGGACTCCCTAATTTTGGTGGCAGCCAACTCCCCAACAATCCAGGAGGGGGCGGCGGTACCGGTGGTGCAGGAGGGGTTGCCAACTTAACAGCCCTCACATTGGCTTCTACAGCGGCCTATCCCACTGGCGTTTGGCGCACGACCTACGGCAACGGCAACGGTGCGCCGCCGCTATTCTACAATCCGAGTGCAAGCGCTTGCACGTTCAACGCAGGAGCCGGTGACGGCGGCGCACAAGTTCCGAGCGCGGACGGCAAGTGCTGGATCGCTGCATTTCCCTCCGGCGCCGTAGACGTAAAACAGTGGGGCGCCCTTTCCGATGGCGGATCGCCAATTGCCGGGGCGTATGGCTGGACGGCAACTGCGAACGGCACGACGCTGCTTACTGTTTCAAGCACAAACGGGATGGCTGCCGGACAGCACATTTCAACCATTGGCTGGGCGACACGCCAAGCCACCTCTCTAGCTATCATACCAAGCGGCACAACTGTCGTCAGCGTCGGTTCAGGAAACGTTGTCACGTCGCAAACCGTACCGACGATGTTGACGATTCCTTCGGTTGCGTGGGGAGACGCCGTTGTCGGTACCAACAACACGGCCGCCTTCCAAGCCATGTTTGATTACGGAATGCAGTCGGGAGTCGCTGATTTCTATTGCCTCGGAAATTTCAAAATCACAGATACTCTTCACGTCGGCTGGGGAGCGCAAGGAGCGAACGGAGGCCTTTATGGATTGCGTCTATCCGGTGGGTATCGTGCCGGATACAATCAACTGCCCGGATGTACTCTCTACCCAACCCAAACAGATAGACCGGCAATCGATTTCACATCCGGACGGCAGGTCGGTCTGTATGGCGTTGCAATTTGGGGCCGACTGTATAACTACCTGTTTTTCACAATGGGCAGCGGCTCTAATTTATCGTCGAATGTAAATGATTGGCTGCCGCCGGAATTCACACCGTCCGGAACATCTGGCGGATTTACCCAGCATGCACCATGGGCAGCGGTAACAGTGGATGCCTATGCCGGCACACAGCCATCGCCTGCGTACCCAAATCTGACGTTTCCGGCGTGGACAGGACTAAGCGCCCAATACGGCAAATCGGTTACGTCGGATATTGAACTGCGAAACGTAAACATTGACGGATTTGCAGTTGCGTTTGCCGTTGGTTTGAACACCCAAAACAATGGGGATTTTGCTAAAATAACAAACCTCAACATTGCATATAATCCCTACGGGCTCAGCGTAACCAATTCACAAAGCCGCAACGTCAATATCAGCAACATCATTTGCGGCTTCAATTACACCGTAATCGACCAAACTACGCTCGGAATGCAATCGGGTGAATTCAATGGCCCAATCAGCAACATCGGTTGCTCGCCGGCCTACCAGATGTTTAACTTTGGAAACCTTGGACTATCCGGCCCTCTCGATATTTCGGAAATATATTGTGAGGGATGCGTACGAGTTGGTAATTTCGTTTCCAATACATCCTTCAATAATTTAGTCGATTTGAAAAACAGCACGTTTAATCTAACTGAAACGTTGCACGGTCAAATTCCAGCGTGTTTCATAACTGCCACAAACGCCGAAATTCGCATGACCGGCGTCAATTACAATGGAAACCAGCGCATCAGCAATCTGTTTTGTGGCGGAGCACAAACTACTGCTGTCTTAAATGGGGGCGGCATCCAGGGCGCTGTAGCGGGAGCGGTAACTCCCATGCAGTTGCAAGCGATCAATTACTCTGGCGGTATGTTTGCCGGGGCGCCGCGTTACAATTCTAGCGCCATCAATAATTGGTCTGTGCCACAATACTATCTCGGTTCATATTATTCAACTGCGAGCTTTACGGGAGCCATATCCAGCCTTACGCTGACGGTTACCGGCGGTGTCACTAATGGATCGCTGGCAATCGGGTCCTGCATATTTACTGGCGCAGGAGTTACCGCAAATACGTGCATAACTGCTTTCGGCACTGGCGGCGGCGGCAATGGCACCTATACGGTCAACAACAGTCAATCAGTCGGCGCGGAGGCAATGACTGCCAGTTCGAGCCTGAGTTCGTACCCACATGCTGATGTGCTCACGCGCGGAACCCTAACCAATCGGTTCCCGATGACACAAGACATGAAGACGTACGTGGATTCACAGGGCCGCTCTTGGCAAATGACGGTACCAGCTCCGGCACAGCTTGTATTTCCGTCCTCTCCCGGTACTCAAATTTCAGTGTTGCCGGCTTACGCTGGCGATACGATGACATTCAATTATTGCAGTGTTTACCAAGGAGGAACCAACGGAATTGTTTACGTAATAGCTCCCGGAGATATTCTGTACCATTTTAACAGTAACACGATATTTGTCGTAACTTCCGTCGGCTCACCAGCAAGCGACGCGACTAACTGCACGTTCGCACCAACTACGTCATCGGTCGTCACAGCCGTTCAACAAAACAATATGACGGTGGCGCCTGGAACGAATACGTGGGCGAGCAACCTCAATGCAACGCCGCTCCTGAACTCAGGCAATACCGCGCTCATAAAAACCGGCGTAGTGATTCCAGGACAACTGGAATATGGTCAATTTGCTAATGGCAGTACGACCGTAAGCAACGTCAGCAATGGCAATGGCGTAGTCGGCACCGATCTAGGAACATTCTACAAGAACGGCGATCTAGTACTTGCGCCGTTTACGTTCGGCACTGGTAGCTCACCATGGCCGACAAGCAATGCCGGCGGCAATCAATATGCGACAGTCATTGCCGCCAATCCAGGCTCAATAACGCTAGGGTCCGCCGCCACAGCAAGCGGTCTGTATCCAATCTTTCCCTATGAACTGAGCGGACGTACCGTAGGACCAGGCCCGCAATTGTCTACGTCATATGCCCCTGGATTGCAGGCAAGCATAGTTAATACTATTGCTCAATTCCAAAAATGGGTAAAATCATCAACTGTAGACAATTTAATAGGGTCCGCTAGTTCATTCACCTGCACAGGAAACCCAACGATCACTTTTTACGAATGCGGAACGAGCACAACTTGCACCGCAACACCGATCACAATCGGAACAGTAACCTTAACGGCAAGCGGAGCTGCCGTTGCAGGATCAGTCACCAATCCAGCAATCACCGCAGGTGACTATACGGCATGGGCAATTTCCGCCGGCACCTGCACAGCACTTGACGCCTCAGCGACGGCTCAGTACCATCAGAACGGACAATAAAGACGGGCAAGGGGGCAGGAGCCCGCGGTACCTGGACGACCGCGGGCTCTTTGATCTAAATGTGGTGCTCCCGACAGGATTCGAACCTGCACTGCTAATGCAAAGAGATTTTAAGTCTCTCGCGTTTCCCATTTCGCCACGGGAGCTATTTCATCTTCTCGATAAGCTCGGCAACGATGCTCGTCACGGTTCGCCGCATCGCTGCAGCCTTGCGCGTGAGCTTTTCTCTCTCCGCGGCCGTCAAACGAATATCCATGCGACAGGCACGCAGTACGACAGAAGGCTTGCGTGCAGCCCCGTTTTTATGCGTGCGACGTTTTGTCGCAGGCTTCGCCTTAGCCTTCTTCGGTTTCAGCTTGGCAGGTTTCGCCTTCTTCTTCGGTTTCGGCTTGACAGGCACTTGAATTGCGCTCTCAGAACTCTCCGTTTCCATACGTACGTGCTCCTATGAAGGTGTGCACGTCTTACACTGTACACTCTTATATGTCAATCTGCACAGTGCAAACGAAGTTTCGCCCGATCCAGCATCCAATTCATACGCTCTGCAGTAGTACCATCTATAGTCATAGACATAACACCATCGCCTTCTTCAATTAGAACAACGATGCTTCGAAAATCAATTTGGGCGAGAATGCCAAGCAACTCTGCTTTTGTATGTACGCGATCTGGAATTCGCGCAAGTTTCACTGTGCTCATTATCTTAGCCCTCCATGGCCATTGAAACAACGCAGGCATCAAGCCGATCGGGTGATCGACCAGTCTCCGCACGAATTTTCTCTTTCGGCGTCATAAACAGTCGCGCTTTTTCATCACGCCGGCAACCGCCTTGACCCCATTTGTACGCCGCCGCTTCCTCTTGCAACTGCTTGTCATTTGGCATCGACACGTCGTTTTGCAACCATCGCTGAAATTTATCATGCAGCTCTGCACGCCGATTGCCGTACAGCGTACCGTTAAGAGCACCCCAAGCGAAATTCACTGCTACCACTTTTTCCACCCCAAACCGCCGCATGCGAAGCCGCAACGCATCCGCAAGCCCCTTGCCAGTCCCGGTAATGTCCACAAGAATCGCATCCATGCTGAAACGCTCGAAAGTCTGTACAAGCCAATCTGCTTGCACATTGTAGTCCCTATTAGCTAGCTCTCCCCAGACCCGAGCCCCAATCGCGGAACCTTGCCGGTCGCACACGAAAGGCTTGTCCTGTCCATCGCCGGCCGGATCGATGCAAAGAAGCTTAAGCGCACCGGCCGACGGACTCGGCCTGCGCATCATGGCAGCCTGCACAATAGACGCTGAGAAAAAGTCCAGCGTGCTATCCGCCATGAAACATTCATCGTACGTAGCCGGATACTCCTGCCTCGTCAGCCTATGAATGCTTCCGGGGTGACCGCCATTCATTGCGGCAATCGTGTAGTTCTCCAGCCAAAACCAATATGTTTGCTCCTGATCAAGCGCATGAAATTTAGCGTAGTCTTCGAATTCTTTCGGAGCTTTCCAACCGGCGGGAACTGTCATGCGGTATTCAGGCATTAATGGCCACGGTAAGAAGTACAATCGCCACGGTCCTTCATTCCGTGCGGCGTGCGCTTCCTGGCACATGCTGTAGAACATGCCTGATTGTCCGTTACCCGTACTTTCGATAATGATTTCTGTATCTGCAAGGTTCTGTACAGTTTGTAGCAAGCCGGATGACAGGTCTTCTGTGTTGTCAAAAAATGCAGCTTCCGACAGATGCAGCAAATGAAAATCATCGGAACGGCCAATGTCGCCACCTTCCGCCGACGCGACTTTGTACAGTGATTTAAGTACGTCAAAAATCAACTCACGTGCATTGGATGCGCCCAAATGCGGACGCGCGCATGCAGGAAGCCCATTGTAAAACTCTTTGATCTCCCGATGCAGGTTCGTGGCGCTATCAGATCGGTGCGCAACAACTTGCGCACGTCGGCCGGCCTGCGTTGCGGTGCGATGGAAATAACGGCCACCTATGTACATACTAACGCCCATCCGCCGAGCTTTGGGGACCAGAGCGCGCACCATGCCGAACTTGGCGTGTTCTTTTTCAATGCTGGCATGCAAAACGCGCTGCATGCTGTTCAAAATAAACGGAATGCGTTCGCCACCTATGGGAGGGCGAACACGCAGAAATGTCTCACGATACCGATCGAAATTGAAAAGAAGAACATTCCGTACGCTCTCTTTACTCAATCGAACAGGCCGCTCCCATGGAACGGACACGAATGTTTAACCTCCATCGCCCGCTTCTCCGGGGACGGTCCAATGCCACCAAAAATGCACTGCCAACCCTCCCGTGACATTGCCGAGCAACCACGGCAGAACCGGCCAGTCTTTCGACAATTCATAAGTGTATCGCGACAATGTCGTGCCGCCGGTCGCAAGCGCCCACCCTTCGATCGCCGCAAAACCGACAATGAACACGAGAGCAAACACGGTCCAAATCCAAGGGAACATGCGATCCGGCATGGTCATGATCGCTGGTCCTCCGTCACGGGAAGAACTGCAACTGCCCCCATGGGAACAGCTGCCTCTTCCTTCGCCCTGATGATGGTTGAATTGACCGCAATCGTCGGTGTAGCCGCCGTTACGATCGGAATGGCTTGCACGCGATGCCTGAGTTTGTCGAGCCGCGCTTTGACAAGCGCCTGTCCATTTTTCTGCCACCACGACCATCCGGCTCCAACGCCGTATAACGCGAGGCCCGCGCCGATCTGAACGAACGAATTGCTTTGATCTGCTGTGAGGGCGCCGTGGGCGACAAGGCCACCAGCGACGCCCGTAAGAACGTGGCGAACCTGTCCGGCGATCACGGTTTCCAGAAAACTTGTGGTAGTGCTATCCATAGGATGCATCCTTTCAATTGGTTGTAACTTTTGCTGCAGTGATGCCGCTGATGGCGTCGACCCACGGCTTGATGTTTGGAAACTGCTTTTCGAGCTGAATTGCCAAAGCTCCAATCACGTCCATGTGGCTGTTGAGCACGGTTCCGACCGTAGAAGGGTCGGTCTGAATCGCACTGGTCACATCCACCGCGGCGCTGATGCCGCGTTGCGCGAGCAACACAATTGGGCCGGCCGCATTCCAGGGCGGCGGCATGAACCCGAGCAATGTTCCGACGATCGGCATGAAGGCGTTCACGTGAGCGACAGTTGAAGCGAGCGTGATGCCTGACATGTTCACGCCTTGAACAATCATCGGCAGCGTTGAGGCGGGCTGAGCTCGAAGCTGAGCCGCGACGAGCGTAGCCAAAGTGTTCATATCGATCTGGGGAGCTGCAGTTGAAGTTTCAGCCACGGGAACCTCCGGTTGTGTTTCCAATGAAATCTTGATCGTCGGGTCGAGCCCCGCAAGAACCTTCAAAATCGTCAGCGCGCCAGGCTGCCCGCTAATCGCACTCGCACTGTAGACGTGATCAGCGATATACTTGCCTTTGGTATACTCATTCGAGTCCGATGCAAGATAAGGGTTTTCGATCGGCTTACTAAGATAGCCCCAACCGTTGAACGCTTCCCAATCAAATGCCGCACGCTCAATCGATGTTGGCGCCGAAACCCCTCGCAACGCGACAATGGCGCCGGCCAGGAAGCTGGCAAACGGACCGAGTCCGGCCGGGACTTCCGTCGTGACGCGATTAAGCGGTTGTCCATTCCCGAGAAAAGTACACGCGCCGCCGCCGCCTTCCATCTGATCATTGACGGCGACGTACCAGTAAAGACCAGGATCGCCCCACACAGTTTGCGCGACTTGCTGGTAAGTCGCTTTATGTGCGATAAGGCCATTACAGATTTTAATGAGTTCCGGCATGTGAGCCGGCGACGGAACAAGCTCCGTCCACAGTTTGGCATAATGTGGTGCCAACAAACTAAAAGACGGAACGGTCATCCTTGTAGCTCTCGACAAGTGAAAGTGCCGTTCTCGACCAAACTCGCGTTGGTGCCGTTACCGGCAAAAAACAGCGCATAAGTCTGCGAAGAAACGGAATTTGGTATATCAAACACCGGACCCACGGAAATAGCAGACACAGCAGGAAGGCCAGAAGATGCACCCGTCTGTATCGGTTGACCTAAAGCCGTGGCACCGCGATAAATCTGGGCAATCAATAAACTCGCCGCTGCCCCGGGATTTTGCCATGTTGAGGCTGAGCATGCAACTATATCGGATGCACTGAAAGGAACCAAATTTAACGTCATATTAGTACTGGCGGCAGGAGTAGCTGAAGTAATAGATTGAGTGACCGCAGTACTCGCCCACATTTCTTGAACCGTTTGGCCGGCTATGGGAATGCCTGGACCAGCCAATTGCACAGTAGTCGGACCTGTAAGCCAAGCTCCTGCAGTAGCTTCTTGTACGTCTACATACCCAAGCACTCTAATTGGCGAATTTGTGACAGATACGGCCGTACAATACAGCACTTGTGCGTTAGCACCGCCTCCCGATCCTGCAAAAGACGTATAGACCCTACTTTCATTGAGAGGAATCAGACTGGCAAACGCTCCTGCCGGTGCGGAGCGCGCATTGTATACGCACAAAGATGGAGTACCGGCATTATTAATTGCCGCGACCCACAATCGACACATTTGGGCATTGTTGCACCCTACTGCAAAACCCGAAGTAGCCGAAATATTCAACGGCGCTTGAAGCGACAAAATTACTGGATCGCCGTTTGCAACTGTCGCGTCGCGGAACGGAATCAACACCGGATTGGCTGCCGACGGAGCGCTACCGTTGTTCCCTAAGACAGCAATCGTCAAATTGCTCGCTATTACACTAGCATTAAGCTGCAAGTTGACTGGCATGCTGAAACTAAGGGCGGAATTGGCAAGCGTAGAAGACAGAACGCTCGACCATGCACCATCGCCACGCCAAAACGTCGTGGCGGATGCGTTGGTGCCGGAATTAAGATTAGCAGGAGGTAAGTTCCCCGTAACACCTGCACCACCTAAAGAAAGCGCAGTGCACGCCGGATCGGCAGAAGCCCCGGCCCCAATGATTGGCACGCCGGAATTACACGGTCCGACACTACCAAAACCGATGACGCCGATATCACGACCGACAGGAATAGAATGATTCGGCGTTTGCCACTGCGCGAGTGCTGGAATCGCAATGAGGCATGCAAGAACGATGGGAATCAAACGAAGCATTTTCATGGCGCTATTACCCATGTATTGAGATCAGGGGACGGCTGTAACATGACTCCTCCAAGCTGTACAGCTGTGGAAAGCATTTGTAGCGTTGATTGCCCCATAATAGTTGGTGACGAAACTATCTCAGGCACGCTTAGAGTAATAACGTGATTCGTGACGGCCGTGGAAAAATCCACAATCTGCAACTTCTTCCCGCTGGCGAATTGACTGGCAAGCGTCGGGAGTATGATCGCTGTAGTGGACGGCGCGGCGCGCTGTATAGCTGCCAGTGACGTGCCAGCAACGATAGACTGCCCCGTCCCGGTTATCTTCTGAAACAAATAACCAGATGCAATTGGCAAAAAATACTGCGTCCACAAAGCGGGCGTGGCGGGCTGATAAACCGAAAGCGCTGCATTCCACAGGTACAGAATGCCCTCGGCGCTCCACGATGGCGACGCGGGTTGAAACCAAGCCGTTGCGGCTTGATTAGATATTGGTGCGGTAGCCTGAACTGCCAAAGTTATGAAACCAGCACGACCTAAAGCAGCCACGACAAAATCAAGGCCCGGCATTTGTTCTTCACGAACGCCGCCGCCCGTACTGCGAAGCAACGCCACGAAGTCAGTCAGCGAATTGTAGGACATGGCCTGCCTAGTGCATCGAGAATTGCGCGAACATGGTTCCCGGTAGCCTCACAGTATCCACTGTAAGCATCAGGAACCTTAATATCCCACTTTTTGATACATTGCCAAACTTTTTCAAATTCAGCAGATCTCAGCATTTCAGGCGTCGGATCGGGCCATGGAATCATTATTAACCTCCTTTATACACTATGGCTATCTTCAGCCGTATACAGCGAATTAAGCGTGACAGTAATCGGGTTTGCTGTACTTGGCCACGCACCTGCAGCTTTTGGTCCATATATAGACACAGGATTAAGCCCGTAATTCCCGAACCCAGCCCATAACAAATAGTAATCGTTGTTCACGCCGATATCGTTGGTTGGCGCTGCAGTGCCAAACCATTTCAAAGCCGGCTGGTAAGTGGCCGGCACGGCGAACAAATAATGCCCCCACGGATCAACGTCGCCACCGCTGTCCGTTGATCTCTTACTGTACAGATTCCACGCCGCAACGTCTATGTACAGATCACCGACAACGCCGGCTTGCGGGACGGGCGGCCCGTTACCGCGCAGAATACTGCCAAACTGCTTCGCCTGAAAGTAGACGCCGCTCTGCATCGTGCCGTTATCAAACCCGCTCATGATTCGCCATTCTGTTGATGCAATGCCGAAATTTTAGCATTTGCCATGGCTAAAGCAACTTCAACTTCGGCAAGCGCTGCCTGACTTTTTAATCTTCGCACTATAAATTCAGCAGTCCCGCGCGAAATTAAGATGCCATCGTCATGCTTTTGTAATGAATGACAACCGCACCCAGCTTCGCTAGACGCCCCCGATAAAAGACAACTAATAAGATCCGGCATGTTACGCTCAAATATGGTTTGTGCTGCAACATTGTCCGCAATGTGATTGTACTTATATGGCATGGCTATCCTCAAACGTGTACAGCGTATTAAGCGTAACGGCAACAGGCGTTGGCTGCTGTCGCAAACCAATCTGACCGACAGGCGTGCCAATTACATTCGCAACTGGGGTAGCCGCTACGTACTCGTCTACAATCCCTGCAGTAATCAACTGAGTTGATGTGCTGTACGCGACTTGCGTACCCTCGCCAGATAGCCCAAGTGGAAACACGCCACCTGTGACTATTAACGTGCTTGGGCCGTTGCCGTTTTCTGGCCATGTATTGTTGGTGCCTTTCGGTCCGTAGATAAATGGTTGCAAACCATAGTTTCCAAAACCTGCCCACGCCAAACAATAATCGCCAGTCACGCCAACGCTGTCATCAGGTGCCGACGTACTGAACCATTTCAATTGTAATTGATAAGTAGGCGGCACGACAAATATATAGTGCCCCCAAGGATCTACGTCACTTACTGTGTCGGACGACCGCTTACTATACAAATTCCACGTCTGCACATCTACGTACAAATCACCCAGAACGCCAGCCTGTGACACAGGCGGCCCACTGCCACGCAAAAGCGATCCAAATTGCTTGGCTTGAAAAAAGACGCCGCTCTGGATCGAACCGTTGTCTATGCCGCCCATGGCATCACATTAGGCAACAACAATTTACGACAATTCGCAATTTGCGCTAACATCATCGAATCTCCCCGCAATCCCGCGACATGTTCGGCCGGTCCGTATTTGTCAGTAAGAATCGCACCTTTTGTTATTGCCAGAACCTTCTTTCCCAAACTAATGTCAAAATGCATCCATGACGCTTTCGGCGGTTGTTGCAACCATTTTCGCTGCACGCCGATCGCATCCGCCATCGTCATCAAGTCGGCAATGTTATCTGCCCACATGTGGCACATAATCATGCGTCCGAAACAATGCCGAACGTCGTCCACATAAACCGTCACGTTTGCGCTCCTACGTCACCCGTACGCGAAATCTGCATCGCCATGTTAACGCCAGTTCCATCCCCGTTGTTGATATTCAAAATACGCAGTCGCATCCACCCTGAACGATGCGCCCTCCGTGACGTGGCAACTACCATGTTCTGCCACTGATCTGCGGGCCACATGCCAGCGTTCGGACTTTGCGAGTTCTGATCCACGCCAAACATGCGCATTTCCATCAACACTGTCGCCTCAGGCGCAACCGGCGACATAGTAACGACACTCGACGCCGCAGAACTAAAAGCGATAGACGCGCGAGCAATGTTGACGGCGATTGTATCTCCTTTGTTGACGGGCAACCAACCCGTAGCGAGGCCAATGGCATCGCCGTACACACAATCATATTGGCGGTTGATCGCCTTGTTATTGCCGCCAGGCCTATAGAAGGTCATGTCGACCTACTTTTTGTTGTCGGCCATGCTACGCGAGCGCTTGCCGTCCATACCGCCAGGCTTGCGTCCCGAGCGCATGCCGCCCTCGCGATTGCCAAACGCGGTAGAGCCACGGTACGTGACACCATCGCCGCCACCATCCCCGTGCTTCGACTTTGCCAGGCGCCTGTTGCCCGAGCTAATGTCGGCCGTAGCTCCAGGGAAGCGTTTGAGAGGCCCCTTGGGCACCGCCGGCCGGCCGCCGAACTTGGTGGCGGGAGGCCCCATGAAGTTCGGCGTAATGTCGTTCTCGCCGGTAGGATTGAACCCCGTTTTATGACCGCAAAATCGCGTTCCCATGTTTCACCTCTTACTGTGGCGTGCCCTGTCCTGAACGCGGGTCATGATATTGTGCCGACGTACCCGCATCCGGATTTGGAAACGGCTGCTTTTCGGCCTTCGCGGGAATCCATGTTCCGTCACGAACTTCGAACAGTTTCCCAACCGCATTGCGATGCAAAAGTCCGTTTGGCAAGCCGCTCGCGGGATGCGACGGCGGTTCAAACAGCTGCCCGATCGGATTGTCTGGTTCAGCCTTCGGCAGTTCACGCAGCTCATTGACCGGCGGAAACAACTTAGGATTTACGGCCCCCGTATCAGATTCGGCCTTGGGAACTTTGTCAACAGCCTCCCGCGCCTCTTTCAGACTGTCGTGAGCGCGATCAAGCAGCTCTTTCAGGTGAGTTCCGCCACCTTGCTCGGGCTCGCCGCTCAAATGCCGCTGCACCGTATCGATATCCGGATGCTCAGTAAGTTGCGACAGTCGCCCACGCGCCGACAGCACGATATCGGCAAAGTTCTGATTTTTCAGCGTTCGAGCCGCGTTCTCCAGTCCCGTCAAATTGGCGATTGTACGCTCAAGATCTGTTTTTAGGGTCATAGTCCTTTTGCTCCTTCGTTTGCCGCTCTACGAATCTACCTTAACACTTTACTTGTCGAAAACAACCAGCAAAATCCCCAAAACAATGATACAAACTGAAATTGCGAGCACGATCAACAACGGCGTCATTTTAATCTTCCGTTAATGTACAGATCGAATAAGAACGGTCACGCCGACCACTGCGGAAATTATCGTCGATAATCCTGTAAGCACGGCGATGATCGATAACATCCTGCTGATCGCCTGCGTTCCTCCGATCTGCTCACCTCGCTGCGAAGATACAAACGCTGTGAGTGGAGCTATGATAGCGCCGATCTCGCGAGTTGCAGCAGACAAGTCATCCTTGCTGGCGTAGGTGCCACGCTCGCCGCTGATCTGCTCACGCAATTGATTAGCCTTCTCGTCTTTGTAGCTCTGTATTTCTCGCGCCAAACCAAGCGCGGCTTTGTCGGCTTCTTCCTTGATTTTTAGGGCTTTTTCACGTTCAGTATTGACTTCTGAATATCGTCTATCCCTTTCATCGTTGAATCGTTGTCTTTCCGTATCAATGCGATCATTTAGGAGCATATTAGCATCAATCAGAGCCGTTATGTGAGCCTGTAACGTATTAAAGGTCCAGCCGTTAACTAACCCCGAGTGTTGTTTTTTACTGGTCACGTTCGCCGTGTTTAATTTTTTAGGGCTTACCAACTATTCAGCTCCAATAACTAACGGACATTGTCGTTCCCTGAACTTTGATCGCCACGAGCGCTTGCTCGCCCTGTACAGGCAATGACGCACCCATAGCAAGCAACACGGCATAATTTACAGAACTGGGCGTCGAGCCGTCATAAGTGGCATACAGCGGGCCGCCAATCGCTGTAATAACCGCATATGTCGGTATGTTATTCACGGTCGTCCCCGGTGGCGACGTTGCACCGCTCGGAACGGTCAAACCAGTCGCCACGGCAATGCTGACATTGTTCTGTTCGAGAAGCTGAATTCGATTCGGATAATCGTCAGACACAAACCTAGACACGCCCAGCTTCACGGCTTTAGCCATGAAGCTATTCGGAAATTGATTAGCACTATCGACGCCGCTCATTGCCTAGCCTTTTGCTGAATACTGCGATGCCACGGAAAGATTTCGGCCGCGAGTTGCCAGTCGGCACGTGTCATCCCACGATAAGAAATCATATCCGCGATAATTGCGCTCACTGCCATGTAGACCATGAGCACGAAGAACGCGCCCCACAGCGACCAAAGAAAGAAACGCAGCGATCGGCATGGAGAGCGGCATTGAAAAACACGCTGCTGTACAGAACGCCAGTACGACGGGCCATTCTTTAACGTCCGTACGCCATACTGCATAACCAATGATAATCGCAGGAAGAACCGCACCGATGCCGAATTCGAAGGCAAACTGCAGAAAATCATTATGAGCGTACTCCGGAAACAAGGTAACGCCGTCGTGCATGAAAACTACACTGAAGAAAGCCCCAGCACCGAAGCCAAACAGCGTCAAGTTATCCCATGCAACGTGCCATATGTACAGACGTTGACTGTCGGACGGCGAAAGCGGATAAAACAAGTAAATCGAAGCTGCCATCGCAATAACGCCTGCCGGTATCCACAAACGACGCGAACAACAGCAAAGCAATCCTACCAGCAAAACAATAGCACCGCCGCGGGAGTGCGAAAGCCAAATGCCGGGCAGCAATGGCGGAATCCACGGCCACATGCGCTCCGTCATCAACGCGACCGCTACAAGAGCAAGCACAGTACCCTGTTGGACGCTATTGACATACAGGCCAGCGGGCATTGTTGATGTAACGGGCACGACGCCAATACCGAAAAACTGCAGCACGGCAACGAAGCTCGACAAAATGGCGCCGATAGCCAATCCTTTGTATAAATCACGCGGATCTTCCAACGTGGTCCCAAACCATACAACCAACGCCGAAATGGCGAGCAACCACACGCCATAGACGGAACCGTACGGATTAGGACTCCAAAGTATGTGCACTGCCGCATAATCAAAAAAGAGAAGCCCGAGCAAATGAAAAACTGTAAACGGTCCCCTCCGCAACAGCCCAAAAGGCAAAATCACGGCCAACAAAGGCCACTGCGTCGCGATGTACGCTCCGGTCAAGCCCGGAATGTAACAAAGCGACACGGCGAGCCCGATCCACAGCATCAACTCACATCCTTAGTGGGCACCAATCGCGAAGTACAGGAACGTCCACCCGTTCTGTTGCGCGCCGTATGCACAAAGCCGTGCCTGTGTGTACAGCGGAAATGTGTTGTTCATACCGGAACGTATCTGCAGCGGCGCGCTTAATTGCAGTGGCGTAATCGTACCTGGTGCAACGCCAGGAACGTTTGCAGCCGTTGCCGCAGGGCACGCAGCCCCCCACGCAATCGCGGACGAAGCTGGCACAGTCATCGACGCCGAAAGTGTGATGTTCGTAACGCCGTTAAACGCAGTAACAGTCGTCCCCGACGTGATCCCCGATCCGGAAATGATGCAGCCGACGCACGGCTGAATTGCCGGAGCCGCAGTCAGCGTCAAACTAGTAGACGAGCCCGACGTACTGCCGATGCCGGTTCCGGACGAAGAGTAAAGACTGCCGTTACCTTCAACCGGCTGAATATCAAGCGGGCCATTGCCCAAGTCTGCCCACTGCCGCGATTGAATAAACGTCGGCTGCGAAGTGACAGTTTGCGCAATTGCGTCACTAATCGGCAACGCTGCCGCGAGAAGAATCGCGAGAAGACGTGACATGTTTGCTCCTTAATCCGCAGTGAAGGCAGCACTGCCTCGATAATGACGCGATCCGTTGAACATGACCTGTGCAACAAAGCCGGCCGCTGTCGGATCGTTTCCGATTTGCTCCGACGAATTGATAATTCGCAACGGCAATGTCGAAGTCGTTTGGATCGTAGTCGGATCAAGCGACATTCCTGAAATGCCGAACCTCGTACTTTGGAAGCTGGCATTCGCCTTCACATCAATACCACTGTTCAAGTCGAGATTGAACGCAGTACCGGGTACGGTAGGCATCGTTGCAGTCATCATGACCTGCGGATCAGTCTCGACAAAAACCCACCCTTCAGTGGACGCAGGAATGTACTGAAAGCCGTTTTTTGCCATGTAAAGCGTTAGTGGGCCAAAGCCCACTACGAGGCCCGTAATGACGCTGGTAGTGTCACCCGGAACCCATCGCGAAACATTTGGTGCCATCGAAGCGTTGCCGAGCAACGAACCGCCGCCATTGCCAATTACAAGGCTCGTGACGGACGGAGCACCAATGTTGGCCGGAAGGTCGCCAGCCCCCTGTATGCCAATTGTGGCAGAGTTGAAAACAACAATGTCACCGCGAAAGATCGCAAGCGCGTTTGTCGGCGCAAGGTGAAAGGGCCGCACGGATGCCCGAGCCACTGAATCGCCGTCAGCCGGTACGGAGGGCAGGAGGCCCGAGTAGTGCCGAAAACCGCCGCCAAGGATGGTTTGATTGACAATTTGGACCATAAGCCGGCCCTTCTCCTAGAGGAACGAATCAGCAGTCTCCTAAAGCGTAGCAGTACGAATTGTCATACGTCAATAGCTTGCGTGTCGGCAGCAAATCTGTCATACATCTAGGGGGTTGCACTTCGCTGCGGAATAATGTACATACATGCACAGCTAGGAACAATGACATGATTAAGGATGGAAGCTGGCGGCTGCTTTTGCTGCTTTGGTTTACACTGCTTGTTGGCGCATCATTAATGCATTTAGTAGATCCACTCCTGAATAGGTGCGTTCCATGACACACAAAATTGACGAATACGGAAGGCACGAAATTAAAGCATCGCCGCAATGCGACTCAGAAGGTGACTTCGTTCAATTTGACGAAGAAAACGGAGGCTTGTACATAAACAGTTACGAAGGGATGACGACGCTATCCAAAGAAGCTGCGCTAGATTTGGCCACCATCTTACTTGCTTGGGCAAAAGCACCGTCAATAACCGACATCGCAGACGCAGACCTGATCGCCCTGCTTTGCAACGGGCCTATCACCATTGTTGAGAGAATGGTCGCTGCCGGCCGCCTCGCCGCGCTGGCGGACCGCGTGCAGAAGCTTGAAGAAAACGCAGCAACGTGTCGTGCGCACCGTAACAGACTGCACGAGGAACGCAACGCCATCGAGACGAAGACAATTGAGCAGTGCGCGCAGGAAGCTGAAAAGCTCAGCAAGCCAGGCTCCTCGCTACCCGCCGCTATCCGCGCCCTGGGAAAGGCAGATTAAAATGACAATGCCATGGGAAACACACCCGGCCGTGTTCTTTGGTATCGTCGAACCCCAAGATCCTTTGATAGGACTCAAACCAATCGAACTGAAATTCTTTCCTGCACGACCAGAACTACGTAAAAGCCCACTGACGGGATTATATCCTGGCCAAAATCATCCACTTGATATTCCAGACTTCTTACGACGCGTACATCAAAATGATTAGAACAAATCATTTACCACGTGACGCGTGGTCTAAACGCATCCTAGCATATTGGCTGGAACGCGTACCTGAACCTGTAGCCCGTTCCCAAACTGCTTATGAACGCGGCGCCCTTGCGTATCGTTTGCAGAAAAACGGCGTTTCGTTACAACGCATAGCTGATCACTTCAATCTATCTAGTCGAGAGCGCGTCAGACAAATGCTGTGGAAACACGAACGCGAACGCAAATGGATGACTCCTGTAGAAAAGTTTTTCGCCACCCATCTTTTTTTCACTGATATAAAAACAACTGCAAACAAATGGGCCGGACAGACCGGGCCACGTATTGACCCGAAGCGTTGCGCGTACGCACTTAGCTGCGCACTCGCGTCGTTCAATCCCTCAAATAGTCCTCCAAAGTCATCCCAACCGTAACTTCGGCCTTTGGCATCCACGAATTAGCTTCGCGACGCATGGCCGCCCGTACAACGCCGGTCACACCGCTATCGCGTGCACGCTCAAAAAGCAGTATCTCGCCCTCCGCGAGCGCCATGTCCACTTCCTTATCGTCTTTCAATTCGTCCATGGTAATGCCAGCCGCTCGCGCTGCAAGCTCCGGCGGCACGCCATCACGAAGCCGCGTAAGCATCAGTTCACGCGGCGTCTTGACATTCTGTGGCCAGTCGAACCACGGCAAGAGCATTTATAATCCCTACGGACGTGGTTCCAATCCTTTCGGCAACCTTCGATTCTTGCCTTCGACATAAACGCGCCACTGCCCATTGGGCGTTTTGTAAGCAACCGATTGCAAGCTCTTGAGTGCTTCCGGATCAGTCGGCCACGTATAACTACTACTGGGCGTACTGGGGGTAGTAGAAGCGGCAGGAACGGCAGGAGCGGCAGGAACAGATGGCGCCGGTCGGCGCCGCCAGTTCAAAAGTGAGTTAACTCCGCTACCAAAACCATAACCCGCAATTCCGAGCACCCCACCACCTATCATTTCAGGCGCAATGACGCGTCTAGCATAATCCCAATTCGCGATTTTTGTAGGATCAGATATAAAAGCAAGATTGCGTTCCGCCGTCTCGCGTGCCGGCGTTCCTGGCGCAGCTCCTAGATCGAAAAGATTGGGCACCATAACACCGGCAGCGCCCTCCATCCCTCCGTACGCTACAGCGCGGCCAAATTGCCCCTTGCCACTGAGTCCCTTCATAGCACCAGTAGCAAGACCAGCGCCAAGACCAATAGCGCGCCCAACTGCCACCGCTGGCGGGTTTCGAACGCCGATCGGCTGCCCAGCCAAATCGAAAGTGGCTTGCGCTTGACGTACATTGTCACGGATGCGATCGATTTCGCCTTGCTTGGCATCGATTTGCTTCTGAAGCGGTGCGATTAAGGCTTTTTTGCTGCCCAGACCAATATCAGACCTTTTCCCAACCGTGTCTATGCTTTTGTTAAGGTCGCCCATTTCAGTACCGAGCTGACTCAGCCGGTCCATATCCTGAGGCGTGAAGTTCGGCCGTATGCTGGCACTGGGCTGCGGAACGGCAGCCGTAGGAGCCGGTCCGGGCGGCCCCTGTGGCTGCGGAACGGCGGGCGCAGCGGCCGTTGGAGCCGGTCCGGGCTGGCCGGGAGGCGGCCGGGAAGCCTGTGCAGGGACCGCAGCAGTGCGCTGCTGTTGCTGAGCGGCTCCAACGGCCGCTGCG